GCCACCACGCGCCCGGCTGCACCATCGACCGTCGTCGCGCCCGCGCTCGGGTCAGGGTAGACCGTCAGCGTATCGAAGCCCGCATTCAGCGCCGGGATCAGCGGGTTCGCGATCAGACTGTCCCACGTATGCAGCGCCCACCAGAGCGGGCGGAAGGCGTAATATAACCGCTTCCCATATTTGGCGTGCGTCCGAAAGTCCGTCGTGCGCGAGCCGTCATCGTTCGCCACGGTGTAGGCGTGCGGCAGGAGTGCGATAATCTCGCGACGGTGCCCGACGTCGCACGGGCGGATACACAACGCCCAGCGGAACCAGCGCCCCACCAGCGGCGCCCGCAGCAGCCACAGCAGCGCACGCTGATGCCGCGCGAACCATGCCGCATCGAACATGCGCCAGTGATTCACAGCACCGTCTCCGCGAGCGTGCTCCATTGCGGCGTGCCCGCCCGCTCCTGCTCGGCCCGATCGCGCAGAATCTCAAACACCCGCCCATACGGATGCACCGGCCCCGTGTCCTGCGTGACCGTGCGGAGCAGCGTGCGCGGATACGTGGTCACCCCGCCCACCACGACCGGATCGCCCAGGGCATACAGCCGCGCCGTGAGCGCGCAACCCCGCTCCCCGCGCTGCACCACACTGACGACCTGCACCTCGAGCCGCGCCATTTACGTGCTCTGCCAGTAGGCGATGGACACGTTCATGCCGGTATGGCTGGATGCGACGTTGAAGGTGAGCGCTTGTCCTGTCGATCCCGACACGAGATACCCGGGTGGCGTGACAGCTAGATTGACGCCCGAAATAGCCGAGGACGTCGCCGCGAGCACCCCGCCCCACAACCGCGTCGATCCCGAGTAGATGCCCCACTCTACCGGCCCGCCGAGCGTGCTCGTGATGCTGTAGGCATAGATGAATGCCTTCGACGCCGCCGCGCTGGACACGATCGTCGTGAGCGACGACTGTCCCGTCGTGCTGGCCGAGTAGCTCGTCAGCCCCCCGAGCACGGGCCGCACGAACAAGCCGCGCGCCCCCGTGGACGGCGCCGAGGTGGACGATTCCAGCGCGTTGCCGGCCCCGTCGCTCATGCGGGCGACGATCGCGCCGGCCAACGACGACACCTGGACGACCCACACGGTGGAGTTCTGATCGACCAACACTCGCCCGGCGAGGCTCGAGACCTGCGCTGTCGTCGAGTAGTTCGACAGCTGCACGGCCCACACCGTCGAGTTCTGCTGCGCCGTGACCACGCCGGCCACGCTGGAGACTTGCGCGACCCAGACCGTGCTGTTCTGGTCTACCAGCACCTTGCCGGCCAGACTCGAGACATTGACCGTCGTGCTGTAGCCCACGGGGCGCGTGACCAGCCCGTAGGTCGTCGAGACAGGCGCCGCGTTCAGCACCGCGACCACCTGCGTGCTCGCGTCCCGATCCGCCAACTGCGCCAGGACAATCCCGGCGACACTCGACACTTGCACCGGCCAGACCGTGGAGTTCTGATCCACCAGCACGCGCCCGGCCACCGACGAGACATTCGCCGTCGTGCTGTAGCCAGCGACCGTCACGTTGAGATCCGCCGCGGTGCTCTGATGCACCCGCACCGACCCCGTGCTGACCGTCACGATCGTGGACCCGCCCGCGGCGCCCGCCACGACGTTGACGCGCAAGGCCTGGTTGACGTTGTCGCCAACCGTCACGGACCCGCCCGATGAATCGAGAAGTTGCGAGATCGTCGTGACCGTCGAGGCACTAAACGAACCAGCAATGTTGAGGTTGCCCGAGCCGTCGAAATGGAACCCCGCCGACGAGGCCCAGTTCGTATCAGACGGGCGCACCGTCACCGTGCCCGCCACGCTGGAGACTTGCACCGGCCACACTGTGGAGTTCTGATCCACGAGCACCTTGCCGGCGAGCGAGGACACCTGGAACGGCCCCGTTGAGTGCGCCACCTCGCGCACCGCGATCGCGTAGGTCGTCGAAGCCGGCGTCGCGTTGAGCACCGCCACGACTTGCGTGCTCTGGTCCCGATCCGCCAGCCGCGTCAGCACGACCCCGCCCAGGCTGGACACATTCACCGTCGTGGAGTAACCGGCCACGGTCACATTCAGATCGGCGGCACTGGACTGCGCCACGCGCATCGATGCCGTGCTGACCGGGGACACCGCCACGACCCCAGCAAGGCTCGAGACTTGGACCGTTGTGCTCGGATTCGTGACCTGGACCTGCCACGAGGATGAGGCCGGCGTCACGGTCGCCTGGAGATCCGACGCCGTGCTCTGCGCGACCCGCACCGACGCGGTGCTGACCGGCGACACACTGACGACCCCCGACACGCTGGACACGTTGACCGTCGTGGACGGGTCCGCTACGCGCACGACGAGGCCGTAGGTCGTGGACGGCGGGGCGCTAGCCAGCACGCGCGCGACCGCGCCGCTGCTCTCCGAATCCCCGAGCACCAGAATCTCCTGCTGCTCGGTCACGCCGCCCCGATCGATTGTCACCGCCGCCACGCGGTTCGTAATCGTGGACGGCTCCTGCAAGCCGATGTTCGAGAACGTCGGCACTTATGGCCTCACGGTGTAGCGGTGATAGGCCAACTCGACCATGAGATGGCACTCTGGATTTGAGAGCGTCGAGGTGACAAGATTCCCGCGCAGGAGCCGGCAGGCCTCCAAGTGGCGGAACCGATTCTCGTTTTCGACGTGGTCGTGCTTCAACATCCGATGGAGCGCGATCCACGCTTCGGGTCGATTGAACCCGAGCGTGTGCGCCGTGCGCGCGACCGAGGCTTGCGCGAGCGGCCACACCGGCGTCTCCATCGCGCCAATGACGCGCTCGACCACGACCCGATCCGGTGCCGCCAGCGCCTGCACGCGGCGGCCAAACCGCCACAGCCAGCGCCACTGCACCCACCAGACCGCCAGTCGCGCCCCGACTCCGCCGAAGCCTGACGCCAGCACCACGCCCCCCTGCCAGCTTGGATAGCCCGACGTGATGTAAATCGGCACATTAGGCGGGCCGACCTGTGACGATGTCGGCCCGGCCCAATAGTGACTATGCCCCCACGACTGAACCGGCACGACTACGTGAGCGGCTCCGCCTGGAGGTTCGCGGACACGAGGCCGGACAGCGACGAATTGACCCGGCACCGAATCCGACTGTTCTGCTGAAGCCGCCACTGCCACACATACTGCGCGGACTGCCCCGCGGGCGAAAACGCGCCGAACTGCGTGACGAGTGCCGTGCTGCCTAACCCCGTCGAGATCGCGTGCTCGACTAGCCACGCCGCATTCGTTGATGCATTCGACCCCAGGATGACCGTGATGCGATAGTCCCGTGTCTGCTGCGTCGCGAAATGCTGCGTGCCGAGTTGCGTCGAATCCAACTCCGCGACCAACGTCGCCGTCGAAGGATCCGCCACAAACGCCGCGTTCGTGCTGTTGACGCTTGGATTCCCGTAGTCGTAATACGACATACCGGGCCTATTCCGCGCGCGTGCTGGAGATCCAGCGCCGATAGCCGTAGAGCGAGACGTTCAGGTTCGTGATCGCCGCCGCGGCGACCGACAGCACCGCCCGCACCGTCGATCCCGCCGGCACCCACACGCCCTCGGCTTCGCCCGCCGTCGCCGTGCAGTAGCCCAACGCTGGACCCGTGGTGGACGTGCCCCACGTCATCGTCCCGACCGTCTGCGCCTTCGTGCTGTTCGACCCGGCGCCCCAATCGCGCAGCGCGGCCGACGTGCTGCCGCCCTCGCTCTTGATGGTGACGGTGTTGCCGCCGCTCGAACACGTCGAGCAGTAGCCCGCGACTTCCGAAATGAACCAGTCCTCGCCCGTGGGCACCATCCACGAGGCCGCGAGCGCTGTCGAGGCGCCCGTGCTCGCCGTGGCGATCGCGGCCTGCGCCAGCATCGCCTTCGCACCGTAAGCGGGTCCGGAGTTCCGTGTCAATCCCATGTGTGTCTCCAGAGAACGAGCAGGACCGACCCTGATGGCCGGCCCCGCTCACCCGTTACTTACGCCCCGGCCGTGCCGTAGAGGCCGACCCACGTCCACGCGCCGACGCTGAACCGATGCCGAACCTTGATGATCCGGTTGCCGGTGCGCGCGTCCGTCGCCATCGGCTCCTGCGTGATCGGCACACGGCGATAGAACGTCATGCCGTGCTGTGACTTGTTCCCCGCGACGAGGAACCACGCATCCGAGTCAGACAGACGTGGATTCACGACGACTTCCCAGGTCCGCAGCGACTTGATCGGGTTGCGATCGTTGTCCGCGCTGCCCGGCAGGCCCGTCGAGTTGATCAGCCGATCCGCCAGAAACTCCAGCGCCGGCGGCACGTAGAGAATCCACTTCGTGATCGGCGCGGCCAGGTGGCCGGCTTCGTCCTTCTGGTCGGTCTGGACGTCGATCATCGCCTGCGTGAGCGACTGCGCGGACAGGTCCGCATCGGTGCTCGGGCGGTTCTTCGCCGTGCCGCCGCTCTTCAGGACGTGCGCGGTGTTAAACACCGACACGCCGTCCGGCGTGGTCTCACTAGTGAACCCGTTGTTGAACGGATTCGCGGCGCGACCCTCTTCGACGTAGCGAGCCGAGAAGGCCAGCCACTCGCCAGCCCGCGACAGCAGGTTCTCCGCGTCATCCTCGAGCGCGGTCTGCGTCACCTCGAAGCCGAGACCGTTTTCGGTGTGGGTGAAGTCCTTCGTGTAGCCCTGCCGGATCTGATCCATCGTGTAGGCGTCGCCTTCGGCCTTCGACACCGTGTCGCCGAAGGGCACGTAGGTCACGATCCGCTCGAACTTGCGATCCGAGGACTTGATGTTGTAGACGTTCGGGTAAATCTTGGGCAGCTCCTTGAGCTGCGCCTTCATGATCCCGGCGATCGTCTTGTCGATGTTGTCGTAGAGAAAATCCGCCGATCCGCGTGTCTGCGCCATGTCGTCAGTCCTCCCCTACGAAACGAACGCCAGGAAACCTGACGACTGGTTGAAGACGAACGTGACGGCGCCGCCGCTGTCGCCCGAGGCGTCCAGTAGGCCGGTGACGATCACGCAGTTGGCCGGCGTCGCCAGCGAGGACGCGCGGAGGCTCACCACGTCGATCCCGAGCGTGGAATCGCGGTGGAGCTCCTTGGTCGTGCCGACGATGGTGGAGTTGAGCAGCCCGAAGCGGGTCCGGGCGCGGTATTCGATGCCAGGACGCGCATCCCACACGGGGATCACGGTGCCCTGCGCGTTTTGCGAGCCCATCGCGGTCGAGGTTTCGGCGGCGATGCCGACGATGGACGCGGCGACCGGGTTGAGCGAGCCCGAGGACTGCGGGACCGGCTTGACACAATCGCGGTAGGCGGTGGAGTCGGTATCGAGCCCGACCACCGTGCCGATCTTGATGGCGTTGGACGAGATGCCAGTCGAGAGCTTCATCGAGCGCGTGGGGAAGGCGCCCCACGGAGACTTCCACGGACGAATGAAATCGCCCGCGTTCAGTGTGATATCAGCCATGCGTATGAACCCTCATGCGCGGAGCGCGCACGACTCACAAGGATGTGAATAGGTCCGACAGAGTGCCGATCCGCGGCGGCGACCACAGCCCGCGCGAACCCGAACGCCCTATGACTACGCAGTGGCGACCTGCGAACGCCCGTTGCCCCCGGCGGCGGGGTTGCCTTCGTCCGAAGCCGACCGACCACGCAAAGGCTGCATGGCCGATCCGAACGCCCGTCTCGCACCCGGCGGCAGTGGCATCGGGCGCCGGGTCGGCGCACCCCCGAAGGGATGCGACCGGACCCGGACACATGGAAATCCGATGTGCGAGCAGGATACCAACGAATCCGTCGCGCGCAACATGCCCGCCGCTACCCGTAGCGACTCAGGACGAGCGCACCGTCACCGTGGGAAGCGCGGCCTGAATCTGCGGGAGATCCCCCATGCGGAGCACCTGAAACGACACGCCGAGTTGCAGCGCCAAGGCTTCGGACAGATGCCGATGCGGCAGGGCGGTCCCGTGCCAGTCGTCATAGAGGCTAATGGAGGGTTTGCCCATACGGAGCGCCAGTTGCGCCAGCCCGCCGTAGGTGCCCACGAAGGCGTCCGCGCGCTGCAGGACGGCGGATTGCACGGCCAGGTTGTTCTCAGGCGTTAAGGGCGTCAGCGATGACAGCACATGGACATTCGGCTCAGCCTTCGGCACGAAGTCCAGATGGTCATCGAGGTAAAGCCCGCTGTTGATGACCACGACGGGCTGGGTCTGCGCGATCTTCCGGATCGTCTCGCGCGCGAACGCGACCGTGCTCGACGTGGCTTTAAGCGTGGGCCGGAAGTAGAACCGCACCGCCACGAACCGCTCAGGCAGCGTCACGCCCTCCAGCGTCAGCGCGGGCAAGCTGGTATACCGCGCGTGTTCCTGGAGCCAGCCAAGCCCGCGATGGGCGGCCCAGAACGGCGTAAGCGTCTGATACATCCACGCCGGATGGATTGTCAGATAGCGTTTGATCCCGAGCGTCTCAGCCGCATCCCGCACGACCTGGCGATCCCATGCGCGGACGTGGGTCTGCTTCAGGCTCCCGGTCTGCTGGTGCTGAATCCGTGTCTCGACCCGGACATCCTGCGGCGTCCGCATGGCGAACAACTCAACACCCTTCGGAGAGCCATACCAGACCGACGCCCCGCCCCGGGTAATCGGGATGAGGCGCGTGCGGTCAATCTGCCAGTCGTGGATCAGGCGCTCGAGGAACGGGAGCCAGTAGAGCGCCTCGAAGCCGACTTCGGAGCGCCACGGGCCGACGAAGATGGGAAGGTCAGACCGCCCACAGATCGCACGATACAGCGGCCACAGGAACGGCCGGAAGGCTCGCTTCACCCGAGGCGATGAGGGATTCGGCGTCTCGCCAGTCTCGTTCATGGTTGAGGTCTAATCCTTCGTGGCCGACCGTCACAAACGGCGCCACCTTGCGCCCGTGAATCGTGCCGTGCGTCCAGACATTCGACCCGTGGCCCATCTCGAGACAGGCGTTCTGGACGTAGTAGACCGGCAGGCTTTGCGTCGGGCTGGAGTGCCACGGCGTGCCGTCCGGGTGCTTCTTGTCGAGCAGTGGGCGAATCGGGTGCCCATACACAAGTGGCCCGTCGGCCTGCCACATCTTGCCGGGATGCTGGCTCACCGGCTCCACCGCCCGCAGGCTGTCCGCCGTTTGATCGCTCACCATGAACTGCCGGAAGGCCCGACGGATCGTCCCGGCGGTCCGGAACGGCGACGTGGGGCGCAGGATGGCCCAGGTGATGCCGGGCGGGTTGCCGAGCGTGTCCAGCGCGTGCCTGAGCCAGCCGATATCCGGCGACGTGTCAAGCGCGAGATGCGACGGGCGGTGGATGACGTCAGCCCCGTAGCCGCGCGCGACCCCGGCGATCTCGGCATCCTCCGTGCTCACGTAGATGTCGCCGAACACGCCTGACTCATGCGCCGCCGCGATGGCGTAGGCGATCAGGGGATGCCCAGCCAAGAGGCGGATGTTCTTGCGCGGAATCCGCTGCGAGCCGCCACGGGCCGGGATAAGTGCTATCATGTTACGCGTTATGGCGTGGTATCACGAATCAACGCTGCCAAACGTCGCCGCATGGCACGAACGCGGACACCCGAGACCGGCCCCGCATGTGCTGGAGTGCGCCAGCATTACACAGCGCCAACGGACCATCCTTGAACTACGATGGCAGGGGAAGACCTACGGCGAGATTGCTGCAATACTAGGCAGCACCTATGCCGCCGTCGCCGCGCACGCCCACAAGGCCCGCCGGCGTATCTGTGGCCCGCGCACACGGCGCGAAATGCAGAATCGCGGCTACTGGCCGGTCTATTCTGAAACACTCCAGTAACCGTCATCGCGTCGTCGGCAGTCCGTCCGTGTCCATTCGCCCGTAGGCTTCTTCCAGCCGGATGCGGTCGTTGAAGTGCGGCGTGCTGGCTTCAAAGAACACGCAATCCGTAATCGCTTCGACCTTATGCACCGCGCCGGGCGGGATGTGAATCGCGGCGCCCTCGTGCAGCTTGAACCGCGTCAGCGTCCCGTCGCCCGTGTCCGTGTAGACCCACGCGGAGCCCGAGAGTAGATAGCTCGCCTCATCCTTCTGTCGGTGCTTCTGAAGGCCACCCGCTGCGCCCGCGCGCATGTGCATCAGCTTGCCGATGTATTGCGGCGTGTCGATGATCAGGAGTTCTTCGCCCCACGTCCGCGCACCCATATCCTTCGGGAGTTGAACCCTAACTTGCGGCAACATCCTGCACCCCTCGGAGATGGTCATACGTCAACGGTTCATCCTCGGCCAACGGCCGCGCGAGCGGGAAGCCGATCACCGACTCCAGCAGATACGGCGGCAAGCCGTCCGCCGGCGACTTGCGCGCGAGATCCCCCGCCCGCAGCACATGCCCCACCGCTAAGGGTTTGGCGGCGACCAGCGCCTTGGCCATCTTGCGGAGCGGGCCGTCTTCGCTCGCATACCGGATTTTCTGACCGTCTCCAAGTGCGAGTCGGGCACGATCCAGGTCGCGCACCAGCTTACGAAGGCCCGCAGGCTCCAGGGAAAACGCTTGATCGGTCCCTTTGAGGGCGCGGTTGCGTGTGACATGCTTCTCAATGATCCGCGCGCCGAGCGTGTAGGCAATCACGCTCATCGCAATGCCCGAGTCGTGGCCGCTCCACCCGATCACGTAGTCTGGGAACCGCGCCCGCAACGCGGGAATCACGCGCAGGTTGAGTTCCGCCCAATTCGTGTCCGGATACGCCGGCGTGCAGT